GTCGTTAGGATCGACCAGGTCCCATTCTTTGTCAGCTATAACTGCGTCCATAAACGCGTCGCTAATGTTAATAGCATTATGAAGATTGAGGCACTTACGATTAGGGTCACCGCCAGTAGGTACACGTATGTTAAGGAATTCAATAATGTCAGGATGAGAGACATCAAGATACGCCGCATAAGAACCTTTCCGAGTTTTGCCCTGGCGATAGGCAGTCATGTCTGCATCGACTGTCTTCAGGAATGGAATAGGACTAGGAGCAATATCACTGGTAGAACGAATATCAGACCAATGACCACCCACGCCGCCCCCAAGTACTGATAGCCAACGGAGCTCAGCAGTGTGACTGATGAGGCCAGGGAGATTGTCTGGAACGTAGGCGAGGAAGCAAGAAATCGGAAGTCCCTTAGGTTTATCCCCAGGCAGTGGAGCATTACTAAGCACAGGACTAGCAAACATAAACCAACCTCTAGAGGCATAGTCATAGATCCGTTGCGCTAGTTCAAGATCACCGTAGCTGTAGGCAACCGCTGCCCTAGCAAACGCCTGATCAGGAATGTACTCATCCTTCCGCATGTAGTAGTCTTTAAGTAATTTGGTAGCTTGTTCAGAATAGTCATATTGTTTGTCCGTTATTGTTATTCCCAGATGGTTCATTCAGTCTTCCCAGTCTATTAGTTTTTCTAACTTATCTGCACGTTCTTCTATGATATCAGAGAACCGATCTACCAAATCCTCGGAACTAATGTTTAACTCTTCTATCAATGTTATTTCGTCCAGACTCCGTAACCTCTCTTGTATTTCTGTCAGCGTCAATGCCATAGAGGAACCTATTATTATATCAGAGATTCACGTTTTTGTCAAGCTCGTCAACCACTAATTGTGCATAGCCAGCAATATCTAGCCATGAATCCCGATAGTTAGGATCACCATTTAAGATTCTAGCTATCTTGTTGCAGATAAGATCAAGACTCTCCATCTGGTACCACTCCAGGCTGTTGTTCTTCATGTTGTAGGAGCAGCGAATGGCATCCTTAATAAGCTGGGAAGTCATAGCTACGCTACGATAGGAACCATACCGCTCACCACGTTGTTGCAATACACTGTTAATTTCATTCATGTTCGTTTAATCCTCGGGTCATATATCCAATTGTCTTGACACTTATCAGGGGCGGCTGCAGGGGCTTCAAAGAAGTCTGCAAACCCACACCCTGTAAGACTAAGAAGCAGCAGGCTGGCTATCAGTTTTCTCATACTTCTTCCTTAGGTACTTAAGACTGACAGGCATCTCATCGAAGCTACCGTTGTCCACCTCATGCAGCATCCAGATCCCACGCCAGTAGTTGTTGCCCTGAGCTCCCAGGTAATCCTCGTCATGTAGGTAGCAGCAGCCACTGAACAGACCAGTCAACTGAGAGCCATCAGCCCTATTAGCGTAGGCAATCTGCCTGCCTTGCACGTGCCCCATTACAGCAGACATGTGACGCTTTGTCAACAGCGCAGCAGCACTAGCTACTGGTCTACCCATCACGCCCGAGGTAAAGAAATGACAATATACCACACCGTCAATAACAACAGGAGTAAGGTAATCAAACACCTCCCAACCAGCCTCTTTGTATCCAAGATCTCCCATCCCAATTGTTCCATCCAGCTTTGAATCATTCTCAACTGCTCGATTGATTCGATCTTCGTGATTTCCGAGGGTGAGGACCATTCGGGGCTTGTACTGCTTCTCTTTGTTTCTTCGCTGTCGTTCATTAAACTTCCTCATAGGATCAAGTAGCAGGTTCATCGCGTACTTGGTGACTTCAATATCGGTCTTGTATCGCCTGCCCTCGAAGCTCTTCTTGCCTACATCATATGAAGAGAGACTAGGCATATCGGCAAAGTCTCCAATGTTGATAACAACATCTGGCTTCTTGTCAACAATATATTGACCAACCCAGGAAAGATATGAGAGATCGACTCCATCTTTAACCTGACAATCAGGAATTACTAAATGTGTTCGTGTCATCTTTGTTTACCATCTCCTTTACGTTATAGCCATAAGCTGCGCCGAGGAAATCAAGGAACTCATTATGGATCTCATCCCATGTCGTACAGTCACTGACCACTAGCTTCTTCGTGAGCTCGTTGGCTTTGAAGTTATCAGGCCACTTCTGACCACGGAACGTGAACTCAAACTCCATCGTGTATTCCTTGGGATCATCTACTTCGTAGGGGACTCCAGAGACTCGCATGTTACAACTCCTTTTAAAAGTTTAAAATAATATTCAGCGTCTACAACTACCAGGGGGCATCTTCGATTCTGCTTAATAACAACGACTGGCTCTCTCGATGCTGGCGTGTTTGTTCTCGCTTGGTCATAGAAGCCGTAAACGGCAATTCGATCCCTGCTTTTGCACTCGATAGAAATGCGTAGTCGCTCGGACGCAGCTTTGGAAAAGAGGATGTCTTCCCCTTGCGCCCCCATGCTGATTGACCTAACGTCTTCTTCACTGAGGTTGAACTCCTTGATTATCAGATCCCTGGTCCACTGTTGTAGTAGCCTTCCTTTGTTCTTTGCGCTGCTTGGTTTCAAGGTTAATCGCCTTCCGTTTTTTAATCCAGGCCTTGGGTATATGCATCCTGGCATTGCTCATTGTTAATGACCACGTAGCTGCCACACAGATTGCGTCTTTAGTCTCATCGATAATGTATCCGACTGTATGGCAATTGTGTAGCTCTGCTTTACATCCTGCTTCCCAGCCCAAATCAGCAACCGCATCTACCCATTCGAGGTAGACAAGCTTGGGGGTTGCCACATTTGGTTTTCCTTTCGTCTTATCCATAGTAGTTGTGCCATCTCCGTCATGCGGTGAATATCGTTGTTATACGCCGCAAGAACTGCGGTGAATAGTTCCTGCTCAGTAAGAGCATCACCAAGGATCTTATCAGCTTTCTTAGGACCAATGCCTTTAAGACCAGGGATGTTATCCACTCTGTCACCTGTGAGAACTTGCTTGTAGAAGGTACGCAGTGTGTCATCTTCATCAACGAAGTACTTATGATCCTTGTTGAAATTATAATGCCAACCACGTATCATGTCAAGGTCCTTGTCGATACTGTATATCATGTATTCGTCTGGCTGTAAAGTGTACGCCTTAATACCGATAGCATCGTCAGCTTCCTGTCCTTCCACTAGCTTGAACCCCCATGCACTAACGAGGTATTCCCGAAGGAGCTCATAGTGCTCGGGCTTTGCGGCAACCCTGTTCCCCTTGTAAGGGGCTTCCTTGGCTATCTCAAAACGATAGTTGCCTGAACCTGTGATGTAACCTTGATAGTCACCTATCTCGGGCATCATTATCAGGTCCTCGACAAACGAAGCCATCCTAGAAATGGCAATACCCTTGCTCTCTCCCTCTGACGCAAAGCCAATGCGATAGACAAAGATATCACCATCTAGAATAGCCAGCATTACTTGACCTTGTACTTGTCGAGAAAGTCTGCCATCTGACGCAGAGCAGTCGCAGCAATCTTTGTGGTGCTAAAGCGATCATCATTGATCACCACCTCACCATCAGGGAAGACAGAGAACTGATAGGTGTCAGGCCACATGCTATCGAGGTCAGGTACTTCAACTTCGTACACTGCACGATTCTCCTTGACAGATGCGGTAATAAGTGGTTTCTTTGCTGCGGGTTTCTTGGTAGTCATCATAGCTCCTTATAGTGCGCCTTCGGTGGTTTCAACTTCATTCTCTTCGTACTCAATAAGCTCGGTAACGATGAGCTTACTGATACCTGCAGAGACTCCTGGTTTGCCATTGTACTTATAGGCATAAGGTTTAACCAAAGCAACGCCACGTGAACCATTGCCTACCTTGACATTGATGGGCGAGCCATCCTTAGAGACTGCCGTGATAGGGTAATTCTTGGACTTCGCTGTTACGAAGAAACCTTTGCCTTCCTCGTTACGGACATTAACGCCCTGATCTTCCAGTGCTCGAATGGCATTGTCAGACAGGTTACAGAGATCCACTTGGTACTTCCCAGACATCTTGTTGGGGGTATTTAGTGAAGCCCACATAATGTCAGCTTCGATTTTAAGAG